TCTGCTTCTGCTGCTTATGTCTATATTAAGTAATGTTACGTAGTGTAAATGTCTTTTATCATATCTCTAATTCTTTTCTATTGATTGCATTGTGTTACTGTTGGCAAACTCAAGTGCTTTGTAAACACCAGCACATTTTAAGTATTGTTCTTGTTGTATTAAATAAACTAGCATCTCTTCTATTATGTAAAGAGGCGCACCGTTGTATATTTGTTCTAAAGCTATAAGATAAAATTCTTCTTTGATGTTCATTTATGGCTCTATTTTTATTCCGTTCTAAGTTTTAAAAGGTTATAACAAAGTAAGTACCTTTCTCTTGCTTTGCTTTTGTGTATTTTTTTAAACAATTCAAATACCTTTCTTGTGTATTGGTACTTAGTTACACAATCAACTAAGTATTTTTCAGTAAATTTAACACCGTACCCTTTACAATAGTTAACATTGTCTGCTGTGTCTCCTATTATCATTTGTTCATAGAAGTTATAAAGTGCTTCTTCTTCTGTTATATCGTGTACGCATTGGTGCTTTATATGGTAGTTATACATTAAACAAGGGAACTGCTTGTAGTCTTTATCTATGCTAACTATCATTACTTCATTTCTTCCGTACTCTTGGGTCATATTAAACCAATACTTAGCCACTACGTCATCTGTTTCTACACCAGCTTCAGCTATTCCACCATACTGTTCCGTTACAAAGTTATGTACTTGTCCTAGAAGTTCTGGTCTAGGTTGGTTCTTTCTATTGGCTTTGTAGGTCTTAGATATTTTTGTCCTAAAATTACCCTTTGAGTTGTTAAATAGTAGGTAGTCGTCTACTGGGTAAATTGCCTCTATCTTATTTACTATGCTCATAAACACTTCATCAAGCTTAGCGGTTGCATCTTCTATGTTATCAAAGTATGGGCTATCTTCTTTGTTTTCTCTTTTTTTAAAGCAGCTTGACCATACTAAGCTATCTGCATCTACTAGTAGTATCATAATTTTTATTCTTCTTCGTTAAATTCACTATGTTCCATACAATCAGAACAGATGTCAGACTCATACCAAGCCTCTGCACCACAACAATCGCTTAACATAATTTCTCTAGTATTAATCTTTTTAGTATTCTAGTGGTTCTTTCGTTTAGCATAAAGTCTACACAATTACCGCCTAAGCTAATTCCGTTTATATCTACACCTTTTTCAAATGGTTCTGTATCATAGCTTCCATTCTCTGCTGGTATTAAATCATATTGAATAGTAAATTCAAGCCCCTCGTACATTATATTAGTTTCCATCTTGTTCTTTTAAATAGGTTAATACTTTGTTTAGCTCGTTGTAAGAGTGATAATTATCTACTATGTCTGCTAAGTAGATTTGATTCTCCAAAATTTGTATCGCTTGTTCTTTTTCCATATCTTCTGTTTTAATAAATAAAGCACCATCTTTATAAGTAAAAGTTAATGCCAATGTAAATACTATAATTATTATAATAGCGTAAAATGTTGTTTGTTTCATTTTCTCTATTTTTTAATTAGTGATAATAATTCATCTAAAAGTTCTTCTAATGCTGCTATTTTAGTTTCTGCAATTAAAGCCTCAAAGTTGAAATAGCCCTTGCCATCATCATCGCTATCTTTGGCTAGGCTATAAGAAACATTAATACTCTCTTTTTCGTTGTCAATTGCTTTTAATGCTCTTTTAATTTTTTCTGATAGTTTCATAATGTTTGTTTTAGTGTTATTGTTCCTTACAAATATAAACAATGTTTGTTAATTAAAAATAATAAAATGTTAAAATTTTGTTAAAAAAAAAGAGAGGCTAATGCCCCTCCTTAATATTGTCCGTTTCTATTTTTTGTAGATGCCGTATGTGTTATAATTATATAACCTTAAAAAAACTAAAGATTTGCTATAATATTATTAATAGCTTTCTCATTTCTTTCTTTAATTATTTTTTTTTCCAAAGATTTTCTCAAACTCTTTTCGAGAGATAACTGTTCTTTTAATTCAAAAAGTAAAACACCATAAGTTTCAGACACATCTTTTCTAAGATAACTAATATCTGTAAAAATTCTACTTAGCTTATCGCTGTCATCAGACGGTATTATTTTTTCTGGCAGTGGCGTGGCTTTATTTAGATAAGGCTCTAAAGACTCAATAAGAACTGCCTCTATATACTTTCTTTTTTGCTCATTATCTATTCTGTGTACAATAGCGTAGTCAAAATCCTTATCTTTACAATGACACCTTAATCTTTTGTATATATCCCCTTGACCTACATAAATGCATCTGTCTGACATATACTTTTCATTTTTTTTGTAAAGAATATATACTCCACTAAACCTATCATTATCTAAGCTAAGATTGTACTCCATTTGATATTGAGTACCCATACTTTTAATTCTCTTTATTATCATACTACTGCAGGTTATTTTAGTTGTTCTGTGTATAGGTCGTTTACCGTTTTAAATTTACTCTTTTAATTTGTCTGTCTCTATTTTTTGTAAATGCCGTATATGTTCTATCTCTCTTTCTAAATAGTCCAAAGCCTTTAGTAGGTCTTGTAATTCATTATCTTTTTTACCAGCTCTTATTATGTACTTTAAGATATTACCTCTGTTAAAAGACAGCTTATAGTCTTGTATGATGTCTATAACGTCATAAGTAGTAGCAGAATAATATAGTTTGTTTCCTTTCATAATAGTTTTATTCCTTCTTTAATGTTTAAATAAGTTACTTCTTTTTCTATTCTATTTGTGTTTGCAAATTGTGTTGTTGCTGGATTCTTGTTGTTAGTCTCCCATATAGGTTTTATCAAATAAAGGTTAAAAGACCATACACCCTCTGGGGTAGAATTAATATAAAAAGGTATGTCTAAATGTTTTTGGCTTTCTAGTTCCATAGCTAAGTACTTTTTCTTTTCTAGTAGTAAGGTATCGTAGTGTGCCTTTCTACATTTTAGCTCTATTCTATGACTTTCTTTTGGGCTATAACAATCCCACCTAGACATTTGATTTTTAGCTTTTACTAAGTCTGGATAGATGTTATCTTTAAGCCAGTTAAATAAATCAGCTTCAATCCAATCCTTCATAAATGTTATTAAGGTCTTTTATCCAGCCTACAATAGTCTTAGGATTACAGCTACAAGGTGTGTGGTAGGTGTGTTTATAATACTTGGCGTGTAGTTCTGATATTAGCTTTACATCTTCAATAGACAAAGTATCATTAGGGCTTTGTGTAAATAGTTGCCAATCTATTAAATCTAGCTTATCCATTTCTGTTTATTTTAATTTTATTCCATTTGTCTTTTCTTTCATCACAGCCACAGTCATTCCCAAACAGCTTTTTAACTATCCAAGCTATGCCAGTGTATTTAGTTATAAATGCTACTAAGTCTCCTAATCCCATATCTATTTAATTAGTTCATAATCTTCATTACTGTAGTCATCCCAATCCTCTTGAAATTTATCTCTAAGGTCTTGCTTAACGTGCTTTAATGTATGAAATATACTTACAAAACTAATATCTGTTAAAGCTGCTACACCTCTTATAGATAGGTCTGAGTCTCTGTACATCTCAAATATCTTACCATCATACCAATAGCTTTCTTTATTTTCTGCTTTAGCTTTGTTTTGCAGTTCTAACATATAGCTGTCTATTAAATCGCATATCTTTTGGAAACCCTCTTGTTCACTTGTATCTGAATCGTCTGAAAACTTATAGTCTTGTATAGGTATTTTAATGTACTTTTTTTGCTCTTTTTTTAAAGTGTAAAGAATACTTTTTATAACAAAAAAAACATATCCCTTATTTACTTTGCCATCTGTAATTATCCTCTCAGGATTAGCGTATTTATAAATCTTTAAATAAGCCTCTTGTACTATATCTTCTGCATAATCCCCACCACCTAAACCAGTAGCAGTAGCAACCCATTCTTTATGGTGCTTTGCAATTATATTTAAAAAACTAGAATCTTTTATTCGGTCTCCCATATCATAGTAAACGTAACAAACCCAAAACAAAACTGGATTGTATGCTCACTACCACCTTCTTCAAAAAGTTCCTTGTTGTATAAACAACCAACCATAAAACCTTTTACTAAACTGACAATAAACATAGAATCCTTCTGAATTGAATAAATTATACTTACTAAAAATACAACAAAAAATGTTAAAAATATGTTCATAATTAAAATGTGTTTGGTTTTAAAATATCGTAAAAATCTCCTTCTACTACTGGTAAGCCTACCTTGTTTACTTTAAAACTAAAGTTTTCAAAACTAAAGCCCCTTGAGCGTTTGCAGCTTACTGTTACTAAATCTCTATTAACTGTGTTTACTTCTAATTGTATTTGTGTTTCTGTCTTTTTTTCTAAGACACTCCCTAAATGCCCAGACATTTTGTCTGAACCGAATTGCTGTGTATTACTACTGAAAAATGACAATGTAATTTACTGACCACCGCATTAGTTTTGAGCAATGTAGTTTGCTTCTTCAAGATTGTTTACATCATTAACTAAATCTGCGATACCATCTACCAAAACAACACCTATATTTTTTCCGTCTAACTTGTCAAATAAAATATACTCTATAAAATCCACTCTGTCTTTTGGGCTTAATGCTCTAAGTCCGTATGTGTGGTAACACTCGCTATTCATCTGGGTCATATCTAATACCCTACGGAATATCTTACTACAATGAAACTCTGATTGTTCTGTATCAAAATGAATTAAACATTTGCCGTTTCTATGACCTCTTAATTCTCCACCAAAACCATTAAGTTCCCCTTTTAAATAAACAGCACTAAGCAATGACATAAAGAAAGTCTTTTTGCTTTTTGGGGGTGCAGAAATTACACTAAAATTTTGTTCCGTTCCTATTGGTATAGGATATGTTTTTAAACCTTTACTTGTTTGCATTGTAAACTCCCCCATAGATATTGCCATTGGAGGGTATTCCACCTCTTTAGTAGCATCTATGTAGCACTCTTGTTCAAGGAGTTGCATATACATCCTAGTTTCTTCTTTTTGGTCTGTCATTTTTTTTAGTAAAGTTACTTATATCGGCTAGTTAGCATTAATACTACACTTTGTTACCATACAAGTTAAATCCTTGTTTACAGCACATATCTAAATGGTGGTAGTATGTTTTCCAACTATCTTTATTCCTTACAACATACCCCCATTCACAAAATAATTTATGCATCCACCATTTCCAAGGTTTATTGTGTTCTTTACTCACTTTACTCCAAGCCATAATTTTATATTTTAGTTTTATTAATCCGTACTAATAGTTTTTAATTAGTTAAAAAAAAGGGGCTGTTACACCCCTTTAAATTTAGAAAGATAAATCATCTGTTACCTCAATTTCCGATGCTTTCTCTTGGTCTTCAAAAACTGCTTTTACACAAGTTCCGTCAGTCCATACTACCTTACCGTTTCCAAGATAGGTTTTGTTCTTTTTAGCTTCCCTTTCTTCTTTAGTTTGGGAATCATAAACAGAAACATTCTGTCCATAAGGATTGGTATCGTCATTCACAGATACCGTAAAGTTGTAATAAACCCCTTTTTTACCAGTAACAAATTTCTCTTTTGGTAGGTCTTTTACGTTCAAGCTAATGTTTAATAATGCACTCATAATAATTGATTTTAAAATTGATTAATTTACTTTTAATAATTCGTTTTTTACTTCTGTACTTAATTTGTACTTATTCATAATTACTTTGATGTTTCCACCATCTGCTAAATATTTTACTGCTTTAGCGTAAGCTGGGTCTGTTTTATTTAACCAAGCCTTTTCTTCTGCTTTTCCTGGTACGTTTGTAGCATCACTATCTTGCGTGTCATCAATAAGCAATAAGTTACCTAAAGAGTACTTTTTAGCGTAGCTACTAGCACTTCCAAACTGTTGTGGCGTTTGCATACCTTTTTGGTTTAAATCAACCCCTACAATAGATGAAGCCTTTATTTTAGTTTCCCCATCTGATATAGTAGCGGTGCTTTTAATAATAGGAAGCACACTATCGTACTGTAGTTGTTCACTAATTGTAAAGTAAATGCCATACTTAGCATTAAATGGTTTTAGTGCTTCTAGTATATCTTCTGCACTTCTAAAGTTGTACTTTCCAAAGCTGTTAAATCTGCTTTTTTTAGATTTAAATTCCTCTTGGATTTTGCTTAATTTTTCTGATAATGTCATCTTCTACTTTTTTAAATTGTTCTAAAATTGTTTCTTTGTTTTTAAGCCTAAATTGGCTTTCATATAAATCCATTTCTAAGTCGTTAAAATACAAAATAGTATCTAACATAAATAAAGAAATTTCTTTTAATTTTTTGTTCTTTGGCTGCTTCTTTAATGCCTCGTCAATATAAGCATTAATTTCTAGCCATTTGTCTTTATACTGATTTTCCGTAAAAGACATCTTGCTGTACTATTTTTTTATAATCCTTTGGGCAATCTTTGTCGCAAAGTTCATAAATGTAAGTCTCTAATTCTGCTATGCGTTTTTCTAACTTAGCTTTGTCATCTATAAAAGCTAATATTCTAGCTTCTTTGTATTGTAGTAAATCGTAGCTCATAACTATTTTTTTCTTCTGTTAGAATTATAATTTTCAGTTGTTTCTTTATCTCTTTTGCCTCTTTCATTAACTGTAAATCCAGTAATGGTATTAAGTCCTAAGTTCCACCAGTCTCTTGCTTGTGGCTCTTTTTGTGTTTTACTCATTTGTCTTTTCATTTTATCTGTTTTTTAGTAAAAGTAACTATATTGCTTATGGTAGCTTGTGCCATTCTATAATGATTTCTGTTATATCTCTATCGTCTTTCTCTATATAAAATCTTCTGTCGCCATCAAAGAAAGCCACTTCTTTTCTGCCATCTTTGTACTTTACTATAACGTCAGTCATTATTTCAGGTTGTTTGGCGCTTGAAATAGCAACCCAGTTACTAATACTATGTATAAGTAATTGCTCGTTTAGTTCTCTGTTTTCAGAAATCAGTCTTATGATTTTCGCTTCTAAAATCTCATTCTGCTTAATTAAAGTTTCATTTACTTTACTAATGTCTGCTATAAATCCAGTATTGCAAAATACTTTTATTCCGTCAGGCGTAAAATCTCCGTTCATATTTAAGTCTGGTCTACGCTTTAGAATGTTTTTGTTTTCTAATTCGTATTTTTCAATTAGTTTTTCTTTTGTCATTGTTCTATTCTTTAATTAATGATAATAATTCATCTAAAAGTTCTTCTAAGGCTTCTAGTTTAGTTTCTGCTATTTTAGCATCAAAGTTAAAATACTCCCTATCAGAATAAACATCACAACGGTGTCTGGCTATGTTATAATAACCATTAATATCCTCTTTTAAGCTGTCAATTTCTTTTATTACTGCTGTAATTTTTTCTGATAGTTTCATAATTTCTAAGTGTTTGTGTTTGTTTAATGATGTAAACTTACAACCCTTATTTAGATATATAATATCCTTTAACAAAACTTTAACAATTTAGCCAAAAAAGGGCGGCTTTTACGCCACCCGATTTCTGAACAAAAAAAGAAAGAAAACACTATGAAATTTTAAATGAAATTATAATAAGTCTTTTAGCTTTTGAGTATATAAATCTATCATATCTAATAACTCTGGAGTAGAGAATTTAACCGTTGTTCTACTACGTTCTAATATTGTTTGGCTGTAACCCTCTCCATACTTTTTGTCTATCCATTTACTAAACAAAAATTGCTGTCCTTGCTGCATAACATTACAGCCGTAGCATTGTGGGGCTACATTGTCCTCCGACCACCTCGTTGCATAGTTCTTTCTTGATATGAAGTGACCGTTTTGGATTTTAGCAACTGGATAAAATCTTTGGCAAGTGATACATTCAACTTGATCATTAGAGTCAGCGTAATAATTACGAATATATAAGCTAAATATAGCATCTAGTTTTTTTATTATTGTGGAACGCTTAATAGCCATCTTGATGTTGAAGAAGAAGTTTACCAGTGTTAGGGTCTAAGTCTTTTATTGTTCTATAGATAAATCTACTGTTTTTTTTTACTTCTTCTTTATTTGCTTTAGTGCTATCCGTTCCTAAGTTCTGGTACATTATAGCATCTATTTCTAATATTTCATCTATTCGTTCTAATACAGTCTTTTGATAGTCTGCAGCTATCTTTAGTATTTCTTCTTTGTTCATACGTAAATGTATAAATAATGTTGTTAAATACTTGTTAAAAAGAATAGTGGTAAATGTATTGTATTTCGGCATATTTCTTGTAACTTTGCCTTAACGGTTTAAAAAACATCTAGTAATTTATAACCTAAGTTTATATTTAAAATTAAAACAGAGTATAAACCTAAAAATAAATACAGAAATAAGAAGCAAATTAATTATTAACTATAGCTATGTTTAAAAAACATATATACTCTATATTAAAAAAAAAGAGTTTTTATAGTATTGTGAAATACTTTTTGTAGAATTTAGCCAATATAAATAAAACAACTAAACCTATTCCTATATATATAAAAGTAGTATCTATTTTTACTTTAGATTTTACTTCTGTGTTTAAGGTAGTTGTTACATCTGCAGTAGATGTTAATACATTGCTTTGTATGTCTTTTATAGACGTTTTAAGAGTGGTTTTATCTTTTATGGTAGTAAGTACTTTAACATTGTAAAAAGTTGTTGTATTGCCTTTAGAATCAATTATTTTTATAGGTAGTGTAGAATCTAAAGAAACTAGGTTTAATGTTTCTATGTTGAAGTATGTAGTGCTTGAATCTGTTACTAATTTTTTTTGGTTTATAAGTACAGTTTCTTTTATCTCTATTTTTTTTTCTGTCTTAGTAAATGTTTTCTTTTTACTTCCACAAGACAAAACTGCACTACATATGATAATATACATTAAGCGTTTTACCATCTAGCTTTATCCCCTCTTATATCATAGTGAACAAAATCCTCATATAGACCTAAACCACCCTCTAACATCTTACCGTCTTTTATAAGTTTTAAAATAGCTTTATGTACTTGTTTAGGGCTTTTACCTTTTACTTGTATATCCGCAGCTTTGCCTGATAAATGTTGGCTGTTTAATTTGCCCCCTATTGCCTTATTGTGTATTTCTGAACGGTAAGCACTGGTTATGTGTATAGGTGCTTTTAAAACGCTTCTAAGGGCTTCTAGTTGCTTAGCTAGTATCTTTGTGTTAGCCCAAACTTCTTGAGGCATACCAGCACCATCTTTACTGTTAAATTCTTCTTTACTAAAGTGTTGTGTTAATTCCATATTTGTTAAATTAAACTAATGTATATACCTTTTATTGCTTATATATACATATTTGTACTAAATAGGCTAAAATTTTTTATCTTTATTTGATTTTATAACAGACCTTAAACCATCTATGATAGTATCTGGGGCAAATAAGAAACCAATACCTACTATAAGAAGTATAGCAAACTGAAACACCTTACTGTCTTGTACTACAAAGATATAAGTAATAGCAGCTATTAATACTAATATCCCTAGTGATGTTGTTTTCCAGCTTTCTACTATATTTTTCATTTTCGTTTATACATTAAATACCATTTATGGCTTGTATATCCAATAGCAACCGCTGTTAGTAATATCTTTAATAATATGTCTATTTGCATAAAATTAAAGCCTAGTGTTATAACATTTATAAAAGCGATTTTAAGGTCAGAAGTAGTCATTTAAGTCAATATTGTATAGTTAAAATTTATTAAAGTTCGTTAGAACTGATTAGCAAAAGCCATATAGATATAGGTTTCTCCGCTGCCGTTTGTTCCGCTACCTAC